CCAATATGTCTATACCAAGTTTTTTCGTGTAAGAGACGTTTGTAACGTTTGGTTGCCCTCCGATTCTCCCTATTCCAGTGTTTCCAGCACCATAATAATCTGTCAACCTAGATGAAGCCAAAACTGGTATCAACAACCTTTCGTTTTTCTTCAACACCTTCCCTTGATTGACAAATATCTCGTTCAAGAACAAGTCTGGGGAATAACCAACTGTTAAGTACAAACCACAGGTATTCTTTCCTATCAAGTACTTGTCGTCGTCCACAAATGCCGTTTTAGCTGGGAAACTGCTAAGGGAAGCACCAGAGATGGCAGACGTGTATATGTTGTATGCCAATTGTTGCTGTGACGACTGATCAGAAGAAAGCTGTGTTTGAACAAACGGCGGGTAATATGCTTTTGTGGCGTCATAGGTTTGTTTCGGCAAAGTCCTTTCAGAACCAGTAGAATAGTATAAAGACCAGTTTTGCATAAAGTCAGAAGTGACCTTCAACAATGGGTGGTCTATGTGCATACAAAAATCTGTTTCGCCGCCATTCCCAGAAACGGATGGAGATATGGTCTGAGAACCATTCCATATAAACGCTTGTGGGGAACTTGATGAGAATATTGGTGTAAAAGAGCCGAGCGGGTTTGCTTGGTATAACTCGTTGTTGAGAGTTATGTCTCTATACCTTGAATAAATCGTTTGTCCTTTCACTTGAGACGACTGGAATGCTTCTAATTCAATAAGTGGATTCGAAACAGATTTTGATGCCAAGAAATCAGCGTCCTCTATCAACCCAAGTCTCGACATTGGTGCACCATAAAACTGTCTGAAGTTTTCATATTCGTTGCTGTTGAAGACGTAACCGCCATACCCAGACACCAACCTGTCTGTTGATATACCAGTCAAATATGGCATCACTTCTATGTCACCATCTCCAATGTTTGCGACCTCCACGTAGAAAATCCTGTTGACAATAGAACCTTTCTTAACAGCCTCGTTTTCAACCAGTGTTTTATAGTACGTGTCCAAGTGTTTGAACGTTGTGTTGTTTCCGATTTCACCAAGAACAGACTCATCTTGAGCAAGAAGTCTAACCCTCAAAGAACCAGACAAAGAACCGACAACGTTTTTAACAGCCAATACATCAGATTCCAACGAGTTTAAGACTGTTTGTGCATCTATTGGACTGCCTTCGGGCGTCACCTTGTCAGTACCAAGAGTCCTCATGAAATGTGAGAAGTACTTGTTGCCAACGGTTGCCGAATCTGCATTATGGTTTACTAACCCCAATTCGGTCAATTTCTCATACACTTTGGTATACAAAGCCGAAAGCTGAGCCATGTTCAATATGGTCTCTGCGTCATCGTCTATCTCTTGTGGGAATGGTATTTTTATCGTCTCAGACCAATCGCTAAAGTTGGTTTGAAAAGGATACCCCACTTCTGATATAGCCCTAGTCCTGATTTCAAGAACTTCATTCTTTGATATCGGTATGGTTATTTGTGTCGTGCTTTGTTTGTCCACATCGGCCAACGAGTCATCCATCCAAACACCGTCTAAGGTTTTTTCCTTGATCTTTGGTGATGACATCTTCAACCATTTTGGAATCACGGCTTTTTTGCTTACCTTCCCTTCTTTTAGATCGAACGATTTGTTCTCATCTACGGTTTCATCCACACTAAGGTATCTGTACTCGGTGTCATAGCCAATGATCGTTTGAACGACCCCATCTTTTGTCGGATATGGTGGTTCTACGATGAAACCGTGCAATTCATATTTTGGCTTGAAATTTCCAACCAAAGATGAAATTGCTGTCAATTCGTTACCTAGGGACTCTATTTCCTTTGACTTGTTTGTTATGTCGTTTGTCAGCTGAGAAATTTTGTTCTCAACCGCTTTTTTGCCAGAGAAATCATCAGACTTTTTAACAGACTTTTCAGACTGAGCCTTTTGTAGTGAGTCCTGTAACAATTTCAGTTCACTTTCAGACTTTGTTTTCTGGCTGAACTTGGATTTTATGTCTACAACCGAGTTTGCGTTCGATTTGTGTTTGTTCACATTAACTACCGAGAAGTTTTCAGACAGCAATATCGGCTGCGCTGGTTTGATAAACTCGGTCGCTGGTTTGATATTTTCATTCGCCACGGCTTTTACCGCGTTGAACAGGTTCGTCACAAGTTTGTTGTCTATCAACTCATTCGAAGCGTAGGCAAAACCAACACCCCAATCGTTTGCCTCTATTAGTTTTGAGGAATCGATCGGTTTGATAAAAACTACAACAAGTTCATCTGGGGACAAAGGAACGTCAACCGATGGCTCTTCTTGATCTCCAAAGAATTTTAGGTTGTCAACACCAAGGGTTACTGGTTCGTAACCTTTCATTAAAGTCAACCCAACGTGCCCAGTGGACTTGCTGACAAAATTTACGTTGTATACACTGTTAGAACCGACGTTTATGGCGTCCCCCACTTTCAGATAAACATCAGAGTTGTCCTCAACGTTCTTATAGAAAAGTTTATCCAACAAGAACACAACGGAGTTGTCTGAGGCATCAGTCCCGTTTATCACCTCTGCTTTCTTTCTTATATCTAGAACAGAGAATTTTCCTATTTTCCTGAAAACACCAGCACTTATGTCAACGTTCATCTTGGCTTCAACATACTCGAAAGAGTTTGTAGCCAATAGATTCAACAAATCAACATAGGCAAATGTCTTCCCTTTTATAAGAGAGTCAAATATTTGGACTTGATCAGAATCTTTGGTTTTGATCACAACCTTGTTTACCACAGCCTTGTTATATGCTGGGTACAACAACCTAGGAATGCTCACTTTGGCGAATGTGTACGGGTCTAACAACAAGTGCTTCAATGAACTTTCTCGTTGATAAGAACCAGTCATCACTGGGACTGTAAAGGGCTTGGGTTCTACAAATTGATCAGAAGCTATGATGCTTCTTACAGTTCCGTCTGGGAAAACCAAGGTCGCATTTGACAAATTGTCTATGTTTGCCATCTGTGTGACATTCGACTCAAGGTTTTTCACCCTTTGCATCAAGTTGGATATCGATTTGACATTAAACGATTCTGTCGTTCCATCTTCTTTCTCGAAAGATATAGTTACTGAGTCATTATCGGTTATTGCCGAATCGAGCATTCCCCTTAATAAGTTTAAGGCATTTGTGTCTCTTATGACGAGTGAGGACAGATAAGCGTCGAGTGTGTAAACAGATTCCAAAATAAATATGTTTTTAAATATTTATTAAGTTTAAAACCATGGCAAGTATTCAGTCAATTGATGCTACGAAACCAATATCCCTAGCACCAGCTATCATAAACCAGAATTTTCAGAATATAAACACTGAACTTGGTGGTATTGCTGGAATTTTGAAAGTGGCTACGAAGTCACTAGAATTAAACGGGAAAATCACAGCACCAGCCAACAGTGTTGAGGCATTCAGTGTTATCGCTACTGGTAATAGTGGTGTCTTGTTCAAGGCTCTTGTTGATGGTATTACTGATGTTTTTTCGGTGGATGTCAATGGACATATCATCGGTAAAAAGGTGACTTTAGACCCAGCACAAAGTTCGGCTTTTGGTGAAGGTACTTTCTTCGGAACTGTTTTGATGAAAGAAAAAGTGTCGTTTGAGAAAGACTTGGCCTTGATAGGAACTGGTGTCTTGATTGACAAATATTCTTTCGTGACGGTATTGCCGTCCAACATAGGGTCTTCCGCAACAGCACCGTTAAACGTTTCCGACAAAAGAGAGGTTTTCTTGGATGCTTCCAATGGTGGCGCACAGTTTGTTGCCCCAGCCGCTGACGCTTTGTTGAAGTTGGATGTGGCTAGCTTAAAATTAGGCCAAAAAATTTGGTTGCGCTTGAGTAGGAAAAACTCAACAAACGAATTGAAGTTATGGAATGGCGATTCTTCTGCGTCCCTTTTCGCTAAATTTGATATGACCAATGGTGTCACTGACATCGCTTACACGGTCTATCCAACTTTCGATTCGACTGCGGGAGCATCACATTTGTTGGTACAGTACGTCCAAGTTTCAGCTGGAATAAACAGGTTGTTGATCTTGGAATCGTCTGGTGTTACCAACATCTAAAAAATAATCACAGGAAAAAACAGAACCATGATTGAAGATTTAGAAAAGTCTCTAGAGAGCGAAATGAAAAATACGCCTCTAGACAAAGCAACTCCACCAAAAAGGGGTTCAAATAAAGATGAGATTAGAGAGGTAAGTGGATTTAAACCACTTACCGCAAAATCCGTCCCGTCTGAACTTATGTTCAACGACCCAGCAACGACCATCAAGATCAGGTCTGCTAGTTTGGCCGAGGTAAAGTACTACTCGTCTATGGACGAAGAAGACCCAAACTCAATCGATGATGGTATCATGCACATCTTGAAAAGTTGCGTTAAAGTTGGCGGTGGAAACTACAAAGACCTTACCTTGACAGACAAACTACATGTTTTCTTTGCTGTAAGAGATTACACAATGATGAACAATAGTAGTAAAAACGAGGTTATCATGGACTTTGTCAGCCAAAAAGATGGCGAAAGGATTAGTAAAAAAGTTGAGTCTTCTTTGTTCGAGCATTACGACATCGATAAAAAACTCATGAAGTACTATGATGAAGCTGAGAGATGTTTCATAATCCCAATGTCTGACGATTCTTCTATAGAACCCATCAAGATTTTTGTTCCTAAAATCGGTGTTGTTGATGGCTTGAAAAAGTACATCCAAAAAAGACAATCCGAAAGACAAATGGACACCAGCGCATATGTGGATAAAAAGTTCGCAATATACGCGCAATATCTTGTACCAGACTGGAGGTTGATGGACGATGATCACAAGTACCTCGATACTTTGAAAAAAGCATATGACGACTGGGATGCTGAGCGTCTACAAGTTTTTGATTATGCTGTCGGTCTTTTGAAGACTGGTATTAAACCTAGTGTATCAATTGCATTTGAAAACGGGGAGGTGGAGAGATTCCCCATGTCATTTCGAGAGTATAAATCCTTATTTTTTGTTTCAGATAAACTTAGACTATTATTTCCAGTCGATTAACAGACTTTCTTTGGACAAGGGCATCCCACCCTTGTCCTTTGAGGAAATGCCATTCTATTGGTTCGAAGGATACCTAGGAGATTGGTTAGAGGAATTAAAGCAAAGGAAAAAAGAACAAGAAGAGTACGACTCCAAGAAGGGGGACAGCAACTTCATGTCAAAAGTAAGAAACTGGGGTTCTTTCGGCAAATACGGCAAAAGCCCCTCTCTAAAAGGTATGAAATGATTATAGGTATAGATTATTCAATGAACTCTGTTGGAATAACAATTCTCGACGACGATAGAACAAGGTTTTTCTCTGTTATAGCGTCAACAGAACTGTCTTCAATGGCAGTGTTTGTTGAAAGCAAGGTTTCCCAAATAAAACAGGACGCTCTAGCAAGTTTAGATGGGTATACCATCATAGAAAAGAAAACGAACGTCTTCAACAAGAAAGCCAAAAACAGAATTTGCGAACTCACAAGATGGAGAAGACAAACCATGGTTGACAGCCAAAAGGTTTCTGATGCGGTGTTTGACTTAATATCACCATTTGTCAACGATAACACAACCATCTGTATAGAAAACTACAAGATCGGCTCTAATGGTGACCAAACTGTTCAGATAATAGAGTTTACAAAAGAATTTCTTTCGCATTTGGTTTCCACTGGGTTTCCGCCCGAAAACCTATATTGGGTTTCCGCACCAGAGGTTAAGATGTTTGCTGGTAGTGGCAACTTCACGAAAAAGAAAATGGCCGAGGCGTTTCTTGATAAAAAGCCAGATCACAAAATGACCGATTTCATGATAAAAAACACAAAATCGGTGATAATTTCTGACAAAAACGTGTTAAAACCGTGTGAAGATGTTGTCGATTCCTACTTTATAGCAAAAATACACGAGCAAAGAATCAAAGAAGGTTTATATGATCAAAGCACTCCTCAATAGTACCTTTGTTTACCTTATCTTTGATGTCTCCACAGACATGAACTATACCATATAATCCGAACATCCTTTCATCAACGAAAATGATGTGATCTTTGTATACTTCCAAGACCATCACACCAAGACCAATTCTTCTAGACCAACTAGCATTTCTTTCAATTCCTCTTCAAAAGCCAGATCGTCGTCTGTTTTTGGTCGGAATCTCCTAGCCAGATGTTTTTGGTACTTGCAGTCTGTTGGCCACACTATCTCTTTCAATGAGTAAGCTAAGACGTTTGACTGTTTGGCCATTCTAGATATTTCTGTCACCGTGTACGTCTCACCAAGCTGAACCAAACACTCTTTTGGTATCGTAGTTGGTTGGTTCTTGTCGTCTATGCACACGACCTCCAAACTTCTATTACCTTTTGCCATTTAATCTTCGTTTTTGTTTTGTGAAATTTTACTGAGTTCTACCCCAACCCCATGTAAAAAGAATGGGACTGCCACAGAGGCGATCATGGTGAATAGGATATTGTTAGAACCCCACACGAACTTTCCAGAGCCATCAACCATATATGAGTAAATGTTGAACATAACAGTACAAGCCATAGCTATGACCGAATAAAACTTTGCCCCTCTTGATACAAAAAATAGAATCAAACCATCTATAAACACAGACGTTATTACGGCAAAGACAAAACCAGCCCAGCTTCTTGTGAAACTCATTGTGTAGAAAAAATGCCACGTGTGAAAACTTTGAGCAAGCAACAACGCGGTCGAGATCAACAACACCACTTGGGGCGACCCGAAAAAAGATTTTGCATCAAAGTTCTTGAAAAACCTCTTGACCCTAGAGTCTGTGTTTGACATTTCCTTCAACACACTTTCCATTTCTTTTGATCTGGTCTTCTCCTTGTGTATCGTCTCAAATAGGGTGTCCACGTCTTTCTCACCATATAACTCCCTACATTTCTCTACAAATTCATATGACTTGTTTGCTGACATGGTTACACCCTTTTTATTTCCTCCATAAAGCTTATGAAAGACTGGTTAAAATCGAGTTGTGCGTTAAACTCTGCCAACTCTGAATCAAGCACTGTCTCTCTCTTATCCATGAGTTTTTTTCTAGAGTTCATTGCTTCCATGAGCATCTTCTCTAAGCCAATAGAAACGTCTGGCGATTCTGTCACTCTGGCTAATAACGTTTTCTTGTCAGCCAAAAACCTTTCTAAATAGATCGAGTTATATTCCACGTCTTTTGTTGACGTTTCTGGTGACAACACAACATCAAAGTGCTGTTCCAATTTACCTAATACATCTTGCTTTTCCATAATATCTCACAAACCAAGCTTGGTAGGTTTTGTTGCACACAGTGTTTCACGTGAAACGGAAAAGTTCCTCTGAGTATTGTTGTCAGCGATACAACCTAAACTTGTTTAAGCTATCGGTGTAAGACATGAAAATGAAAATGATGATGCTGCGCCTGATGGGGAGGCTGGTGGCTCTGAGAAAATTTTGACCTGAGACCTGTAATTGGAAGCCTTGGTAATTGTTTTGGATTATTGGATGAATACATATCATGCAGAGGGAATGACAAATAGATATAAACATAGAAAACAAAGCTTGAAACTTGGGTTTCTTGATTTCATGTACTCTCCTTTGTCTAATTATCTCCTTTCAGAAAGGAATGTGGAGCTTCATCTGGAAATATTCAAAAACATAACCAAAACTGAAAGGGAGAAAGCCTGTCTGTTTGTGCTGTTGATAGGCACAATATACAAAAACAAGATAATCCTAGACTACAAAAAGAATGAAGTTCGATCTAGATTGTGTTCAACAATGGGCATCTCTAAGAGAACATACTACAGATATTTGTCTTTGTCAATGGAACTTGGTTTGACCCACATCGAAGGGGAAAATCTCAGGTTGAAATCTTTATCAAAATTTCTCGTTAACATAAATGATAAGCTGTCTACCTTTGAAGGTTCTAGACCTTTTTACATACGATCTAAAGAGGTTGCCACAATAGATGTAAAATCGAGGAAATTTAAAGACTTCATGTTATACTGTAGGCTTTTGGCGGTTCAGTATGGAGAACACAAAAACATGCGGAATATTGCTAGGAAAATAAAAAAATCCAAGCTGAAATATAACCTTGGTAATTCTTTAGAACCAATCCACATATTCCCCTTCCACATCTCAAAAAATTATCCGATCGGTGACGATTTTATAGGAACTAGGAACGCCGACAAGTTTAATGAGTTTTTTAAGTTCATGTATGCTAAAACAAGGGGCATAGAACCAGAAGACCTAGGGAGAAAAATGGTTGTGGAAAACCACCTGGGCAGATTCAGAGGTGCAGACAGGTTTATGGAACAAACGAATCTGAAAAAAGACCTTGTCATTGGTAGGAATGATGTAGGATACCATAAAACAAGCAACAAAAACTTTAAAGATGTATTATTAGAGAGAGATAGGTTAAAAAGGAATACAACAAACACCATAGATGACGAATTTATAGATTTCGCACCGTCTTTCAAAGCCTTGTTTGGAGACATAGAGTCTTTGAGTATAACTTGTGGTGTAAACGAAGGCAAAACATTAAAGCTATCGGAGGGCTGGGGATCAAACACCAGAACTTTAAATAAAATGAATCTTGGGAAAATAAACAAAGGTGTCTTTTATATGGACACAGAATTGTTTTCCCGTTTTTCCAGTGCCAAAGTTTACACCCCAGAACAATACTACAAATATCTTTGTATGGACTTTAAAGCTGAATATAGGCTTGGGCTTTATGAAATATCTCAGATACTGGGATTGGATAAGAGTCAGGTCTCAAGGACTTTAAAGAAGTGTGTGGAGGCTGGTTTGTTAACTACAGAGGAAAGGTTCGTCTACCTTTCAACAGTACCGAAGGGAGAACCAAAAAAGTTCATAGCATCGTTGAAAAGAGAGTGGTCTATGCTAACCTCTGACGATGGTATTTCAAAGAACAGAACGGTTGATAGGGTCGTGTACAGACAGGGGTGTTTGATGTATCAGATAGAAACGGATAAACACTACAACACTGGTGCTGTTTTTTCAATGTCAGTTGAACAAAGGTCTTATTTTTCTAGAGAGTCAGAACACCTCAAGAACAACTACGACAAACTAAAACTGAAAATCTGTGCGTAGTAAGAAGAAGCCGTTCACTGGGATGAAGAACATGATGCCTAGGAAAAACAGCATGTTCAAAGAGGGCTTTTTTAGACCGAAAAATCCAGATAAGTACTATGGTGATCTAAACAGAATCATCTATAGGAGCAGTTTGGAACTGGCCTTTTATGAAGAATGTGATAGAGACAAGTCTGTTGTGAAGTGGTCGGTAGAACCACCGTGGCTTGAAATAAAATACCTGTCACCAAAAGATGGGAAAATGCACAGATACTTTCCAGATGTGTATTGTGAAAAGATTGTTGAAGGGACTCTGAAAAGATTTATTGTCGAGGTTAAACCCAAATCTAAGACAATTGCTCCGAAAAAACCGAACCTAACTTTGTGTAAAACAGAGAAAGAACTCATACGAGTAAAGAGAAGGTATGAAATCTCTCTAATCTCCTACAAGATCATAATGGCGAAAAAACAATACGCAGAGGAGTTTGCAAAGGTCAGAAACCTGACATACATTTTCCTGACAGAAAGATATATTAAACGCCTAAGCCTCCGAAAGTAAGTTTTGCGGTAACAGACCCAATGTAGACAATTCTACAAGCTGTTCCAGCTGGGATTAAGAACATACCACAACCATTGATGCCCACAGTTCCTAGTTTATGGACTCCAGAGAAAACAGAAGCGTTCCCAGTCCCAGACAAAACTGAAACGTAGATGATTCTGTCATATGAATCTGTGAAAAGGTCTGTTGGCGTCGTTGAAACAGCACCGTCATAATCCACGACATATACCGTACCACTAGGACTGGTAGAATCAACATCGGCGGTAAAATTTTGGCTTGAAACCTTGGCTTTGCTTTTCAATGAAACCGTTCCTAGAGTGCCAGTCGGGATTAGCTCTATATCATCGGTGATACCTCTTATTGTCTCTACGTGGAAACCATTTGACTTGAAATCGAACGAAGTTCCACCATAGGTTATTCTTGCCCGTTGATTGTTGATCAACAAAGACCCCCACTGGGACAACAAGTTTGAAGAAAGTGTATTTAATAAAACTTGGTTGTTTGTGTTACCACCAGCGACCATATAAGCACCAGTCGAGTCCATGATGAGACCACTATTATTGTGTCTAACCTGAGTTCCACCAGCACTGTTTAATAACCTACCACCATTTGATGTTTTTACGTCAAAACTTGCCGCTGAGAACCTTGTATACTCACTAACAGTCCATTGAGCCAACATTTGGTTCGTTGAAATTCTTAAAGAACTATTTTTGTATCCAAGTTCTAGGAAGGCTGGGTCTGACTTGATATAAGCAAGGTAAGCACCAAACACTGACGTGTCGTCTTCTCCAACTATGAATTGACCGTGAAAATCTATGTCTCTTGTTGGGGACGCTGTGTTGTATCCAACTCTGTCACCAGACAAGATCAACCTATCATAGAATCCAAACGTGAGCGATTCGCCGTCTGGTTGTCTGAACCTCCAAGTAGACACTTCTTTTGATAGTATGACAGAGTTTAAAGAACTAGCCGTCTCAAAGTTGGAGATGCCAGAGGTAAAATAAAGTTTGTTCGTGTTGATGGTGTGCTTCGATTCACCAGAGGTGTTGTCTCTGATCAAAGAGATGTTTGTCACATTGTCACCCATCGTCTTGTACTCGATGTTTGAGTTGATGTAGTACTTAAAATCAAAAGACGTTGGAGACACCGCACCATTGTTTACATCCCTATACCTCAAACTCAATTGCTTAGTAGGTGTTGATGTGGTGGATGTGGTGTTATCCAAGATGTTTATCAAAGTCAATGAGTCTATTGTACTGGAAGAGTAAACATTGTCACCAATGACCATTCTTCTGTATCTAGCCTCCGTACCAATTCTTGACGCCAACAAAACTGTAGAATCTGTAGAACTACTATAGAGTTGATGTGCGGTTATACCACCAAGAAGTGAAAAATCAAGTTGCGTGATGAATAAACTGTTAGACGGAAGCACAAACTGCAAGCTGAATATCAAGTTGCCTAGACCATCATCTGTGACAATGAAATAACTACCATTATCAGAGACGATCACGTCACCTTCATTGTACAAAGGATTTGTGACAGGTTGGTTGTCTATGACGTTATCAAACCATATCAAAGAACCTTTGTCACCTTTGTCACCTTTGTCACCTTTTATGCTGAGACCAGTGTAACCCTGATCACCTTTTTCACCTTTCAGAACTTTGTTGACAAAGTTTAGATATACCTGATCAAAGTTGAACTGTACCTTTTCTCTAAACTGTGAGATTGTGTCTGCGTCGGTTAATTGTTTAAAACTAACAATCGGATAAGCATAAAAATTTGGTAATGACATCGGTACTAACTTATATTGATATTTATCTCAGTTCCTAATAACGAGCCTAAATTGGCCTCTAAAGGGGCATTGTTCCAAGACATGAAATATGTAGTCCATGGGTTTTGTTCGGTGCACCAATTGCTTAGTACAGTAGAACCTAGGAAAGTGTTTTGCTCTATGGTGTTGACGGTGAAATAAGCATCGTAGAAACCGTTTTCAGATGGTTTCTCCAACTTTATTTCTCCAACTTCACTTGTGATGGAGTCTGCAAACATGTTGAATATGTCATAAATACCAGCCAAACTCATCAATTTTCTGATTCTGTCGTATGCCGACTTTATGTCTTGTACTTGATACCACTCATAGTCCTTGAAGTTCTCTATAGATTTGAGCAATTGTACTGGTATGTACGTGTCAAAGATCGTCCCGTTCAAAGAAGTGACATAGACACTACCTGTCTCAAAGTTTATTGTGTTCCCAACGACGGAAACTGGGTTCAGCCCAGAGGCACTCGTGTCAAGTCCAAAGAAACCAGTACCTTGGTATAGGTTTGGTAGGTTTGACACCAAACTCATGTTTGTTCTGTGGACACCAATTATTCCACCGACGTCACCGTTAACCTCTCTAACTGTCGTGTCAACCTTAACAAAACCTCCTTCAAACTCTATTGCGGTCATAGGTGGGTTGGCCTGTTGGTTTATATTGTGGTTTATCTTCAAGCCTCTAAACTCGTCTGTCAAGATTGTGGAAGTTGGGTCTGTATATACAATGCCTGTTATTGCTGGCAATGAGAAAGTGTCACCATATCCACCGTTTTTGTAGATTCCAGACATCATCGCTAAGTAACCATAGTCCACGGTGATGTTAGTGCCATCTGTGGCCTTATAATCTGAGACATATAGGTCTAAGACCATAACTATTTTCTTATTGTCCTCGTTATAGAGAACCCTAGCATCGAAAAGTTTCTTATTGTCTTGGTTGGCCTCAGAGATGTCTCTTATGTTCAAGATGCATGAAAATAGGTGATCTTCCAAGTCTTCTTTTGAGAACCTAACTCTAGCCCCATTGAACACGGTTTGATAACCAAATTTGTCTTTGGACACGATGCTGTTTTTGTTGCCAAAATACTCAACAAAATAATCCTTCGATGTAAGAGAAAATTGGTATTCGTCAAATATGCCGCCCATTTCATTGGACAACAAATAGAATGAGTGAGTGTTTAAAGACGGCTCGTAATCGTGTTCGAAGAAGTTTTGTGTCTGTGAAAACTGCAGTTCATAATCTTCTTGCTTGGAGTCCTTAGTTCCCAAGACCACCCAAGACAGGACAACAGATGTGCTTGTGCTTGTGGTTATGTCACCGAGATGGCTCTGCAGAAAAGACTGCACTTCTTGGTCTAACAAATATTTCTTGATGTGAACCTCAGACCCAGTGGTTATGAATAACACATTTTCGTTTAAAGCAATAAAAGAGTCACCGACGTTGTACACGACAGAATTATGTTCAACAGAACCATATTTCACTTGGTATTCCTCACCAACAGTCAATGTCGTCTGAGCGAGGTATTTTTTAATGAACGGTTCAACGATGGTTTTATTTTCTTTTATGATAGTTTCTAAGTCACTGAGATTGTATGGGTTTAAGATGCCGAAACCTATTTTTTCCAGATTCCACACCCTGTCTTGATCAAAGACACCTCTATACTCATTTTCTGTGACCCAACGATCAATTTTACCGTCTTTGTTGTATGGCAAGTACCCAGATACCAGATGATACCCAACATTGCTTTTTATGTAGTTTCCTATTTCTAGACCTGTGTTGCACTCTAACAGATTATTGTCAGAAAAAAGAGGATATGTGACGTTTTCCCCCAGATAAATCAACTGGACATCAGATAGGATCGATACTATCTCAAGATCAAGGTAACCCAACTCGGATGATAGGACAAGGTATTCACCATCATAATCCAAACTGTGATAGGACTTATCTTCAACCATGTTTGCAAAGGCCTTGCACATAGACCTACACTGTTGGTGTATGTCTCCTGTGGGATTGAAAACGAACCTTTCTGCGTCTTCTATACCAAAATCTGGATTGTTGAACAGAGCGTCTGCCACCAATTCAAAATCCATGCTTTTGAAAATGAACCTTATGGTCTGTGATTGTGTAAAGAGTGTTGATGGTTTGAAGCTTATAGACTTAACCGTATTTTCAGATCGTTTCAGATCGGCTTCCTTGGATATCTCAAAGTTTACTAACAGAAAATCGTCGATTGTTATAGCACCATCAACTATGTTGGATGAACTGACAATTTTGTTGGATGACTTGGAGAAATGATAAGGAACGTCCGTAGCTGGGTTTATGGATATCCCAGAGAACTCTTCTATCTCGAAGTTGCCAGATACTCTACCATTGTATATAAGTGGAACAAAGGGCTTTTTGAGATTTTTTGGATAAAAACTACCAAGGTTTATTTCATCCGCAAACATACAATAATAGTCGCCACTGGTAAGGTCGATGTCACCAATATTGAACGAAATATGTAGAATGTTTGACGGTATCATGTTGTTGACCCTAAACAAATCTGACACTTGATCATCCGAAATGGTGTCCAACGAAACCACCTTGCTGGTCACAGAACCACTAGTAAGGTCGATGCCGTTTATTGTCACATGTTTATTTTCAAAGTCAACGAAGACAGGTCTGTCAACGAACTTTGGTTCTAAAAAGTGTCTTCTGAGATAACCTCCAAGAGTGGATTTCTCTGATAGGTCATAGTAATCGTGTATGGTGTGATCTTTTTTGTCGGTGCTGCCATTTGTCTTCATGATGACGAACATGGATGGTATTTCCCCATTCGCCAATAATGTCGTGTTGACATAACCAACCTCAGACTCAAAATCGTCGCCCACAAAGAACAGGTTTGATTGGGCATTGCTGAATATTTTTCCAACATCTTTCCCGAAATTGCTATCAAAAGATATCTTCCTGTTTTTGTACTGAACATCAGACAAAGAACTTTCAGACAGGCCAGTACTGATATAAGAAAAGTTTTTGTCGACTTTTATCAGGTAATTCCCACAAACGGAAACCAGCCTTCTTTGTAACCAAGATGTATCCATTACGAAGTTATAGCAAAGGTTAGATTGACTTTATCTAGACAAACAACCTCCACCCTGTTGGATGCTGGTTTTATAGAGCCTACCAAAACTCCATAACTCTGGTTCGATAAAACAGCACCTTTGTCTGTGTAAACATTGACGGATTTTCCATCCAAATCTATGTTTGGATTTATGGTCAAAACAACAGATTGTAGGTTTTGCCAGTTGTCAACGGTGTCGTCCAGATAAACATTTATGTCGTCCTGAGCAACAACGTTTGAGACAGAAGTCATTACGCACAATTTTTTTCTAGCACCTATAAGAAACTCGTTTGAATTTCCATATTGTGTGTCAACTTGTTTTTGTTCAAAAGAAGAGTAATCGTTTGAATCAAGTTGTATCTTGAGTATGTTACCCAACAATTCCGTTTTTATTCCGTTGTATCCGATCGGCGAAAGCAAAACGTTCACATCAACAGAAGTAGAACCCTGTAGAATTTGTTGTAGCGTTTGATATAAGCTAGATAGCTGAGATGCCACAACTTGGTATTGCGTATCTGTCAGCAATTGTTGTTGTATAGAAGCAAGCTGCGTCGATGAAAGTGGCGCATTGTTTTGCTGTATAACGTTCAACAGGTTTTGTACCGTGTTTTGTAGGGTTATGTTTTTTAGGATAAGTTCCTGATGATCTACCAAAAACTTGTTCATTTTGCCCATGGTCTCTGAAAAGAGGTGCATGGAGAACACGTTGTAGGAATCAACGTCGCTTGAGACATCAACTACTATGTTACCATCAGCGGAATCAACCCTGAAGTTCAATTTGAAGCCAAAAGCGTTACCGCTCTGAGATAACAAACTAGAACCCTTTATTTTTTCCAACCTACCTATGGTAGATTGACCACCGCTCACTTCTTTAACATCATCAACGAAAAGGATTCCAAACAGATTGGTTTCGATTTCACCGTTCCTTTCAACTTGGTAGTAGATCGCAACAGCGTTGAAGAAGTACCCAGAACCCACAGAGGCCAACTCTGAGAAGGCTTGGTTTGTGGCACTATTTAAACCAACGTACGAAGACTTATCTAGGTCTAATGTCACACCGTCCAATCTAGATCGTTTGTATGTCTTAGTGCCAACACCATCTGTGACAGTTATGGTGTCATTGGTCGGGTCGGCGAAAGATTTATCCGTTAAATACGCTTTGTCCCCAGTGTAATAGTCGTGCCAAACGGAGTTGTCCAATGGGTTATCGTCGTTTACACTAGTGTATGTTAGAGTATCAACATCTATGTCATACTGAGCAAACAAATTCAACTCGTTTATTGGAGAATCGGATTGATCAAACCCATCTATGATTTCAGCACTATTTTGATCTTCTTTCAAGAAAGCTTTTTCGACAGAATAATTTGTGTCTGCAACGGTCTTGAAAATTGGGTTTGGAGTGTTACCAGCAAAAGATGGAACATGTATGAAAACCTCTTCAAACGTGTTCTTGTTGTTGGTGACTTTATTTTGTATGGAGATATCACCGATGTATTGTACCACTCGGTTGTATAAATCTCCAGTAAGAGTATTGTTGTCATCCTCCTCACAAAATCTATCATTAAAGTTCGATTCGGTTTGTGAGGCGTTTCTCCAGCGAATAGCACCGATTTCTTTCAACCACTTCCAGAAAATTCTTTCGTTTGAGTTCTTCAAAAGGCTTTTATCATAATCCTCAGAAGTCATCATAATGCTCTCCATGTTCAAGACATAATTTTGGAAAGACTCAGAAAGGTCTATGGCGTCACCAACAGATGGTGGTGTGGCCGTGCTGTTTCCAGACAGAAACCTACTTTGCACTCGTTCAAAGTCCATGACATTTGCGTTGCTGGAACTTTGCCTGATGTCAGGTAGATTCAACAAAGCGAAGTGAGAAAAACTGAACTTTTTATCAGAATTGCCAAACAACTCTATGTCCTCATTTGATGACTGGAAGACAATGAGACTGTCTCTCTTTATTCTTGATATCAACGATGTTGGCATGCTGTTTTTGTTTCGAACTTTGGTTATATATTGGTATTTTAATACATAACTAAAAATTTAGAAAAATGTCATCTAAGTATAGATTCAAGGCTTCTCCGACCAGCATGGGTAAGGACATGCCATATTTTAACACCAAATTTGTCTTGACATTCATTTTACCAGATGTCTTAAAGCAAAAATATGGTGCAGAAATTTTAACGGAAGCCGTTAAAAGTATTGATGGTCTTGATCTTGACAAGTTCCCAGACATGGTTGAACAGATGTACCATGGTATCAAACGTAGATTTGGTGGAACTGTGGCTGACACAGCTGTCGACTTGGAGATGATTTTCGAGGTGAACGTAACAAAGGCTGGTAGGATCTACCCATTGGACTTATTGAGAGACTGGGGTAGATTGGTCTACAACAGTGAAGGTGTTGTTCTTACAAAAGAGGAATACTGCGGTTCATGTGTCATAGAAGTGACAAACGTGAAAGACGAGGTGTTGAGACGAGTCAACATACCTATTATTTTCCCAGCTGCGCAAATAAACGAGAAAGAATTGAACTACAACGAGGAGGGCATCTACGAGTTGACCTTCAAGTTTGCTGCAGAGGATTGTGAAGACGTCTACATAGGATAATAAAAGACAAAATATCAAAACACAAAAAAGCCCGACTGATATCAGTCGGGCTTTTTTATTTTCGGTGTGTTTAAGTTCCCCAATCGATTTCGACAACACCACCTATTTTCTCTAGGTTTTTTATCTCTGGTTGGTACATTTCCTCTTCTTTAAATTCGTCAAACATTGACATATCGAAGCCCATATCTAACATGTAAGCCTCCAAAGTGTCAACAGAGTCGACTCTACCGCTGTCCAACCAGTCTTTTTGGGCGAATTTCTTCGCATCTGCTTTGGTCTTCGCACAAACATAGGCCATGCCGTTATTCCTACCATAAGACCCATAAACCACAAATATTTGTTTTGGGTCTAGCTTACCTTCTGTTAGCTTACCTTCTTTCAAAGGAATCCCTTTTTTAAGCTTCCAAGCAACATCACCAGTTTTGAACGGGCTTCCTAAAGCTTCTTTCAGTTTTGAGGCGATGGCCAAACCATTTCGTTTACTTCTAGCTTCCATTAAAGGCAACTGTTCTTTCAATTCCTCAATAGCTTTGTTTGGGTCTTCAGACTCCAGTGCGGCTTTGATGATCTCGTCACCATCCTCAAACAAATGTTTTTGTGTAAGAGAATCAGCTTTCACCAACATGTCGATAAACTCGTCTGTGTCTTTACCAGTGTATTCGTCACCAAATATGTCAAAATTTTTGTGTTTTTGAGCAAATTTCTCCAAAGCGCTGTTAAAAGAGTCAAGCACTGTTGCATCTATGTCTTGCTCTTTTATATTTCGACCTTTAACATTGTTTATGGTGAAAATCTGTGCCAATTCTTTCATGGTAACAGAATCCTTGGTTTTTGTGTTCGCCTCAAACAACTGATCGATGTCCTCTTCGGTAGCATTTTCGTGCAAAACGTTTTCGCTTTCAAGGTTCAAGGTTTCGTCCTCGTTTTCTGTTATCACAAACTCCTCAGTCCCACTTTCGCTTTCAAGCAAAACGACAACTGATTTCCCAGACACGGTGTGTTGTTTTACTTTTTTGTAAGAACCCTCCAACAACCTCTCTTTTAACTTACTTATTTTCATTTTCATTTCATTTATGTTTGATCACCAAGGAATGTGTCGACGCCAGAACTAACTTTGTCCTTGACCTTCTCCCACTTGTCTTTGATTTTATCCTTAAGGTTTGACAATTTCTTTTTTCTAGCCTCTACTTTCTCTTTCTTCGCAAGCAAAACGTCTATTTTGGCCTGTATGGAGTCTTTTTTCTCATCATCTTCGGCGTCCAATAGGGCTTTCTTGTTTTCGGCCATTCTTTCATCTATGGCTAACATTTCTTCGTCCAAGTCGATTTCCTTCTCCAGAATGTCGATTTCATCCTCCACCTTGCGTCTCTTCTCATCGTCGTCCTCTTTGCTGGCTTTTCTTTTCTTTTCCACCAAAGATTCCTTCTTCTTCTCGATAAATTCCTTCTTCTGCAACAGGCTTCTGTCTATGTCACGATCTTTTTGTTTTCGATCGGCGTCTACTTGCTCCTTGTCCTTCTCTAGAGATTCTTCCGTCGCCTCTCTCAATCTTGTTCCGATCTTAGAAGCGTCCAAAGACATGCCATACTTGTCTGGGTTTTGAGCCAGAAAATTTTGTATAGCAGACCATTTGGTTTCAGAACTCACAGACCCAATTTTCAAGGCTGGTTTTTTGGAAACATCAAAAATATCAAATTGATGTTTCCTTTCAAACTTTTCGATCAATCTTCTCTTAAATCGTTTCATGACTATGATTTACTCTTCGTTTCCGTCTTTTGGAGTTTCAACCTCCATGGCAAACAAACCTCCATCCTCGTCTTTAGCTACCTCGATCGTGTCACCAAATTCGTCGGTTGCCTCACCAAGAGGTATCAAAGAATCAACATCAACAGAATTTTGAGCCACTTCGTCAGATTCCTCCATGATCTTGTCCAAATCTTCTGATTCTACCATTTCGATCGCGTCAGCTTCAGAAACCGATTCTTTCAACCTTCTGATAGAAATGATCTTCCTAGATTCTGTTAAAGCAACAGTTTCTTTTAAAAGGCTGTCTATTTCATCGAAGGCAACATGTTTTTCACCGTTTTCCTCGGACGATAACTTGAAGCCGTTTTCATCTATGTCTTCAACCTTCCAAGAGTTACCGTCTTTGTCTTCAACAGTTCCACCAAGTTCGGCCTGATCACTTTCTTTTAGGTGTTTGTTCTTTCCAAAACCAATTCTGAAAACTTCACCAATAACCTTTGAGTATCCTTTTTGGTCTAAAACTTTTTTGCCATCTTGAGACAAATAACCAAGTTCAATAGCAACTCGGTCTGAAACTCTGTTCAAGACACCCTGAGGTTTTCCGTTCTTGATTTCGTTATCAGCCCACCTGTCAGTGTCTGGTGTCAAAGTTCTAAACGTTTTTGACAATTCTCCTTCTTCAAGTTTTTGATTGCAAAGTTCGTCATATCGATCGTTGCTCTCGAAAATGATTCCCTCCTCTTCTAACATTTTTGATGGTTCTACCCATTTAAGGTCTTGGTGTTCTTCACTGATTCTCACCTCTTGACCCTCTGGTAGAGTTGCTTTGAAGTAATGTGAAGTTGAACCATCTGGATTTTGGTATTCTCCAGCTTTTGACACCGAATCAACCTCAACACCAGTTTCTTCTTTCAATTCTCTTATAGCAGCATCTTCTGGGGTCTCGCCTTCTTCGAGTTTTCCTCCAGCAAAGCCCAATTTTGACGGTTCTAAGTCGTCTTCATTGGTTCTCTTCAACAACAAAACCTGTCCATCTGCGTTCTCCAAGATCACATCGGCGTATTCTTTGGTTTGAACAGCATCATCAGATTCTTTCATTCTTTCCACCAAGACAGCCCTACCACCATTTTGCATATAGTCTTTCACAAATTTCTTTGCTTCGTCTCTCTTGATGTCATTTAAGTAAAAATCATCGAAAGAAGTGTTTGGCGTCGAGGAGTGTGAGAAATCCATGCCAGCGGTTTTAAGCGCATCGTTGAACTTTTTGGACTCATCTTTTGGTACACGAACTTTTTCAGCACTTTCTGTAAGTACCTCGTCAACAGCTTTATCAAATTCAGACTCGATCACCGTGTCTAACTCCTCTGTGTTGGCGTTGTACACACCAGCCAAATCGCCGTTTGATTCTTTTAAGATGAACAAACCTTTCCTAGTGGGAGAAGCAGTCATTTTCCTAGACTCTACCAACTTAGCCACTTTGTCGTTTGTGACGTCTGTTGTCCTCTCCATACCATCTGGAGTGTCTATGGAGAAAAATGGTGAAACCAAAGCCTCCAGAACCGCAGATGTCTCTGCTGGAATTTCTTCGTCAGACTCAGACAAAATTGTGTTTACAGCTTCTGTTAATCGCCTTTTGCTACCTGTTGGGAAATGGCTTTCAACAAGTTCGTAGTTCTCTGGCGACAATTCAGACACCATTTCAGCCAATGGCATTTTGTCTAATGGCAAGCAATCTGGATTTTCCGTTTCCTCTTCCAACAAATAAGACAGATCGCCGTTCTCTAAACCGTTTTTGATGAGACTCAACACACCATTTTTGTTTGCTAACTCGGATGAACCGCTGTGGGCTTCAACAGATACAACAACACCATTAACCGTGTTTTGTCCATCTTTCAACACCTTTACAGAAATAACACCACCATCATTGTAGAACAACGACAATTCTTTTCTATTTTTTCCTTTTGTAAGGTTCAAGGCATCCTCTAAATCAGCCAATTCTAACACTGTGCCTTTTTTGAGGTTCAAAGAAGAAATATCGTAGTCTTCTTTAAGTTCGATCTGGTTATCAGTACAAAACTGTTCGACCATGATTTCAGTCTCTGGGGAATTTTCTTCAGAGTCAGGAACACCCGCGAATGCCTCTACGAATTTATCAATTAACTGTTCGTTGTCTCCAATAGACTCCTGTAGCTTTAATAACTTGCTTTTCATGATCAAACTTTCAATTTTATTATTTTATACCCATTAGAACCGACGGCACACATGGCCAAACTGTTACCACATTCTGTTAGACTAAAAGACTTTTTCTGAGCCTCAACAATAGCCTCAACACCAACTTCGGCAATAGCCTCGCTTTGCGGAACTTCTTCTGTTTCTTTTAAGTAATTTCCAGACAAAACTCTGTAAACGGATGAATTTTTGTCTTTTAGTTGTTTTTTTATGATTTCCCTTTGAGAAGGGTTGTAATCTCTGTGTTTGTTTGGTTGAGCCAACTGCATCAACAACAATACCTCATCGTTCGACAAGACCTTGTCTGCTAGGTTGTCTGTATCAACCGCCTCGAATATGGGAACTAAATTTGGATTTTCCGAAACCAAGTATTCCATCCCACCTTTTAGGACTTGTTCTTCTGATTCGTTTTCGATGATGATCTTGATATCGTCATCTTGAGTGTCAAGTTTCGCGCTGGTGCACAAAATTCGACAAAGATCGTTCATCCATTTGGAGAACAACTCCCCCTCCATGGCTGGTTTATAGTCTGGTACAAAAGAATTTATGATACCAACACCTCTCTCTGGAGTCAAACCCATGCAAGCTTCAAGATGTTTAAAGATTGGTTCATCCTCTTCCCTCAATATATCTTTTTCACAGTAATACTTGGAAACTGGGTCTACAACGTTCATCATAACTGTTGCATCACCAAAACTCTCTTTAAGTCTAGATAGCTTCGATCTCATTTCGATTTTTTAGTATATATTGTGAACTATTCTTCTTCATCCACATCCTCAATACTATCGTCTTGAATCCTTTTGGCAACTCTCAGTACATCGTTCAAGTTGCTACCTCTCAAGATAACACCATCGACCATATCTTCATCACCACCATCGTCACTTTTCTTGCTGTCTTCGATTTCTTTAACCCTAGCTTTCATATCTTTGAAATCCTTTATAAGTCTTTCAACAAGCGAACTTTGGTTTTTGTTTATGTCAAGAACTATCTTCTGTAAGGAAGCTAAAGCTTCATATTGTTTTACTCCAGCCGTGTCGGTATAAATCGATGCCATCATTTTTTTGATGGCCAATTCTGACACGTCTGCTTGAAATAGAAGTAACGACAGAGATCGCGTCTCCATTTCTATTTTGTGGAACAACCATTCATTATTCTCAATTTGGTCGATGTCCAAGAAATACTTTGCGGAAGATTTTAACACGTTTTTGGCTCTCTCTTCTGCAGTCTTGATCTTTTGGGCATAATCGTTCTCAAATTCCTCCAACATCAAGTCCAAATCCTCATCAAAAGGGTCATCGCCGAAATCCTCCTCACCAAAACCAACATTAACTATGTTTGGTCTGGTGATCTTCTCGGTGCTTCTTTGGATGTAGTTTTCCAAGTACGATTGTGCACACTTTTTGGTGTGGAAATAAATTCTCTCCATTTCCCTACCTTCATCATCCACAAAAACCTGTTCCAGCAAAACCATGGAATCTTTTCTGGTGTTTCTGAACTTTTTGGCCAAACTGCTCTCTTCAAAAAAGACTTTGTATAGCGTTTTGCCCGTGTGATCTTTTACCGATACATTTAAGAAATTCGAGTTCGGCGGTCTAAAAGCCTGTGAAATTTTTAGACCCTGTAAAGATACATGAACTTCATCTATTTGAGCGGGAATCTTCATGCTGTTTAGTTGTATTTATCTAGAAATTTATCTTAGGGTTTTCTCCTTTGGGGAATTTAGAGTGTGGTAACGACGCAAGGATAATACCAAGCTGTTTGTCGTTTGGGTTGTACAATTTTCTATATTGAGAGAACTTCTTTCCCATGTTAGTCCAAGCCTCGATTCTATCCAACCTGAACAACCTCCACCTTCTCTTTTTGTCTGAGACAGAAACAGATTTGTGTTTTGAGAATTTTCCTTTGATCGTGGAGTCTTTCTCCGAGTTCATTATGACAAACGCCCTAAGATATATCTTGTCTTTTTTAATGACTATGCCACCGCTGTTTAAACCTTTGCCGACAGCATACGGCTCTATGAGCCTGTGTCCTTTTTTGCCTTTCCTGTGTCTGTAATATATCGACACATAGTTTCTGTTTTCAACCGCCTTTATCAATTCGGCCAGTCTTGGTTGTCTTTCATTCAACCTGTTTCTGGCTTCCGTCAAGGGCATAAAATCCCTCGTGATTATCGATTCTTCTTCATCACTCAAAAGGATGTCCCTTTTGTTGGGGACTCTATAGTTAAAAGGTATGAACGTGGCAAAACCCATCTACTTTTTTATACTTAACCCTTTTGATAGGTATATTGTATGATATCCACCGAATGGAGAATAACCATAACCAACGGAAAACTTGTTCTTGGTTGTAAAAGATAATAATCCACCAAGAGATTGATAGTCTTTTGAATACCCACCAAAAACGCCAAACGAAATGTACGGCCTAGGCGGTTTTATATATGTGGTGTTTGTGTGTTTTACAGAGATGTTGTGGCTTTTCCAGAAGATTTCGTTTTTCCACACGCTATCCATCAAGACCAATCTGTACGTGCTGTCCCCCAACGTGTCTGAATAATACCGCTTTTTGAAGTAGTCGTCTGCAACATATGCCAGTTGTTTCCCATTTACAGCTTTTAAAACGCTATCAACAAACCTTTGATCTAGTGTGTTTGTGTCTATGTATGCTACTTCTGTCAGCCAGTTCGTTCTGATCTCTGACTCTTTCTCGGGGACATATCTTACACTGTCTTTTGTGTAATAATTTTTAACGCTGTTTCTTATTACGTCGTTGCTTTTGGAATTGCCTCTGCTCAACCAGCCGAATATGAAGAACACACAGGCTGTTAACAGCATTTGAAAGAAAGGTTTCATGATTTTATGTTTTTTAAGGTTTCGGCTATTTGGTCTAACTGTTCGGATACATCTTTTGATAAGACATATCTATACGCGTCTTCGCTAAGTTTTTTCAGGTTCTCAGGACTCGCATCATCTATGTCGGTACTCGCGTTGATCAAGTCCCCGTTTAATCTATGAAAGACTAAGTCGACATTGGTTGATTCCGCTATCGTCTCCATATAGTACGTAGTCATCGCAGAATTTTGCTGCAAAAACACGTTTGGAAGTCTAGTGACCCATTGGATAGCACCCCACAATACATGCTTCTTGCTCAATTTGTGGGCTTTGTTTCCAGTACCTATGGATACAACAAAGTATGAATCTGATTTTTCTTTCCTCACCATCTCAGATAAAACCACCATCGACGGGTTGTTTTCTGCCAAACCACCATCTATGTCGATTCTATCGTTTGTTGTGTCGGCTGGGAAATATGTTGGTGCAGAAGCAGATTTGCCACATATGTCCCTCAGCAACATGTTTTTGTGTTCCTCTTTGGTGCTCTTGAAAACGGTGTATTCTGTACAATCGCTTGTCTTGATGCTCACGGCCAACATCTTCGATTTGGTTTCACCTAGCTTCATATCACCAAGGAAATCTTTCAAGGCTTTGTCTAAGGCTTCTCTTTTGTACTTTGGCCTAAACAAGCCCATTTTCCTCCACCACCTTTTTCTGAAGATGTCTTCTCCTCTTTGGGCGTAGATTTCTAGTGCTTTAGAACAGGTAACCATCCCTGAGCCTATGCAAGCCCCAGAAATTATACCAGTCGAAACGCCGCCGATGTAGTCAAAATAATGATGTAATGGTTCAGGAAGTCTCTTTTCGAGTTCTCTGAGTATGATGAGTTGGTAATAACCTTTTCCTCCTCCACCACACAAGGCCAAGCCAGTAACTGCCTTACCCCTGATCTTCTGGATTTCTTTCATTGCTTTCGTGTTTTTTCTGTAAAACTTTACCACCAAAACCGATCGTCAATGCTCCAAGAATTAATTCTGTGTGAATGGTGTGATCTTTTACAAATATTGCAACAGTCACCTCAACAGTTCCCCACAATAGTGAAACGAATATCGTCACAGCAGAACCAAACCTAATAAAAGATTTGACTCCGTTTGACTCCTTCAAGTAAGCCCCGATTGCATTAAGCATCCTTCCCATTCTTTTGTAACATTAGTGTTATCAGTTTGTCCACTTTTTCATCAGTTCTGCCAATGATTTCTTTAACTTCGGCGATGCTGTGATTAAAAGCTTTGGTGTGCTTCTCGTCCTGTTTTTCCAATTTGTTCTCAAATCTTTCGCTCATCTGTTTTAACTCTTCAGAAAGATTTGTTGTGTTTTCTTTCTGCTTAATCTCCATCTCTACGATTTTTTCTTTTTGATTGGATAAGTCGTGTTTTAGTTGAGAAATCTCGGCTTTAGTTTCTGTTTCTTTAGTGGCCAAATCTTTCGAGAATTTAAAGAATGACCAGCCAGCCCCTAGGATGGCGATTATCAAACCACCCCATTTTATGATATCATCAACATTTATTTGCATTACTTGGAACATTGTGGTCTATATATTCCGTAGGGCAAATTGTGTGTAGTTACACAAAGGTGGCATTATAATTTTCCTCTATATAAGAGGAAATTGTGTTTGAAATTCTGTCTATCAAGGGTTGTGTTAAGAATTGATCTGGCTGTAAAACCAAAACCTTGTCTAGTGCAGATTTCCACCAACCAGTCTCGACATCCTGTTTAACTGGTTGTAAGACGTTTTCTATGTGTCTGTTGACAAACTCTGGTAGCCCAAGAATTAAAGACGTGTTTCTAAGTTCCGCCATAAGGGCATTTACTGCTTGTACACCATCCTCTTTTCGTTTTATGTATAAAGAATGTTCAAGCGAGTTGGCGTTTACTTGATAAAGAGGTTCATCAAAGTGCATGTTCACACAGAAAACAAGTTCCTCGTGAGCAATATGTTCATACTCGCAAATCTGTTCTTTGGTTGCAAAGTCAGCACCATGCACAGCTAAGTCTTTGATCTCCTCATTGGCTGGAAACCAATCGACGTGATAAGAACCGTCTCTGAGTCTTGTGATGTTTCTCTTAACTAATAAATTTTCCATACTAGTAATCGGTTTCTATGTAAGCACCATGCAAGCCTATCCCTATGACAGAAGAAGTCCCACCAACTGACATCCAGCCTTTTAAACCAAGTAAACTGGGTGAGGTTGGTATTTTCACCAAAGAACCATCCAAAGAACCAGATGCCACAGCACCAGTTCCAATGTCCATGGCGGTGTAATAAACTATGTTTGAACCAGCTGGACAATAAAAAGCAATTTGATACACCTTGGTTCTATTGGCTGTTGGGACTGGGAACGATGCGCCGAGGTCTGTTTTTGTGGCAGCACCACCCGCACTGTTGGACATTATCTGTATGTTAGCGTCCGCAGCATCCCACCCCATGGATAACTGGTTTAAGATTGTTGATGGCTCTACATCGGTTGGGGCTGCCTGATTTGAGTGTAATCCAACACAGGCTCTATTTGTTGCTGTTGCCACCCCAGTTGCACAACCCCACCTACACACAAAGAAAAACCCACCAGCAGAACCAGCCGTTCCTCTAAAATATTGGCCGTTGTTAGTCCTAAAACCAGCCACAGCCGTTGTGGTCGCCACCGTTACCAAGTATTCTATTATCTTGGATTTTGTATATATGTTAGTAGTGGAAATAACAGAACCAGTTGCTGTTCCAGTTGCTGACAATGTCATACCACCAAGGACGGTGACTTGATTGACAGACCCAGCCGCCTTATACAACTGTATGTTTTTCTCAAAGAAACTTGGTTGTAGAAACGATTCTATTCCATGTTTGTCTTTGGTGATCAAAATCTGTTTTTCTGCGATCTTGTTGCTAAACAGCTTTACACCATCTGTGACTGGGGTCGTTGGTGCTGTTACCAAGTCAAAAAACAATTCTGAGTTGACAACTCTAACATTTGTTATACCAGCCAAAGAACCAGCGTTGTTGAATTGAACCTGACCAGATGAACCACCAGCCGAAGCTGCGTCTCCAACTACTCCAAGGATTTTCACACTAGTTCCATCAAAGTATTTGAGTTTCTTCGAAGTGGTGTTATACCAAAACACAGCCTCCACTGGGGAAACTGGGTCTGAACTTAGCATATGAATTTTTGCGTTTTGGAGTTCGTTCAGATTCAGGTCTATATCAGACTGGAATTTACTCATTCTCTATGAAATAACTTAACCGATCACGGTTACATCTACTGTTGTACTTGCTCCGTTTGCAGACAGGGTTATTGTGTTGACAGTTGCATGAACCACATCTAAGAAAACCCTTTCATATGTCGTGGAATTATGAACTTCAACAACAACCGCTCTACTGTTTAAGTTGTGGGTTATTGTCACAACTCCAGCGGCCGTTCCAACTGTAACTCCAGTCTGGGAGTATTTTGTTGCGATGTTGTCTGCGATGTTTTTGTTGACTGTGTCCCAACTTGCACCAACAGATGCCTCTGTGCCACCAGCGTTGTTTGCGTTACAGATGATCATATCACCAGCCGAAACGGATTCGCCAGAAGCACCACCAATCTTACCACCAACTGAGAACACATAAACGTCACCGACACTACCAGCTGGATAATTTGGGTTGGTGGATGCATTTATGACTCCTTTATACTCCAATAATCCAACAAGATCAGCATTTATCAACAAGGTTTGTGTGGCCGTTCCGTCGTAATACTTCAGTTTTTTTGTGGTTGTGTTATACCACATCAATGCTTCGCTCAACGACGCTGGGTCGGTCGCTAACATGTGAACTTTAAAGTTCTGTATTTCGTTTCCGTTTAAATCTAAGTTGTTTAAAAACTTCATGGTGTTTGTATGTTTGAGACTAAATAAGCTTTGCCGCCGAAAGGAGCACTAAACTCCAATCTGACCGTGTTTTGATCTACGTAGATAACATCCCCATAGACCTTAGTTCCAGCACTATCAACAACTGTTACTGTTGGGTGTGTACTCAAGTTGTGTGTTATCAACCACACTGTGGAAGCCATGGTTTGTATGTGTGTATACA